TTAGTTGACCTGAGAGAGAGCTTTCAGGGTCCGTTTGTCTTCCTGCCGTTGATCTTCTTTAATCATATGAGCGTAAACGTTACGTGTAATGGAACTGTTTTTATGGCCTAGTCGTTTGGAGATGTATTCCATCTTTACACCACAGTAGAGCAAATAGCTAGCATGGGTGTGACGTAGACCGTGGAAGCTAATTCGTTTGATCCCCAATGAGTCATGGTACTTTTTAAGCAGATTATCACATGCTCCCGGAGATGGAATACGGCCACGCTTGTTCATGAAAACTAGATGATCTGGGTTATCCAATTTAGCTGACATCTGTAAAGCGTGTAGTGTTTTAAGATGATTTAAAAGATCGTCAGTTACGGTTATTGTACGAATACTCGATTCAGTTTTTGTTTTCTTGAATTTTTGACCATAAACATAATCCCATGACTTATTAACACGGATAGTCTTATTTTGCCAATCAATATCAGTCCAAGTGAGTGCAGAAACTTCGGCTACTCGCATACCGGTTAGTAGGCCAGTATAGATCATTGATTTTCCGGTAGAAATTAGCTTGATATTTTTATTGACCTCGGCAGCTAGTGTTTGCATGTCTTCCGCGTCAAGGTATTTTAGTTGTGCTGATTTACCAGCGTGACCACCTAATTCAACATGCAAGCAGAAATCGGTCTTTATTAGATTATCAGCCACGGCATCGATAACTGCAGCATGAATATGGCCATGCAATTTTTCAACGGATGATTTGCTGTGATATGGTTGATCATCTGTCAGTTGCCGCTGTGCGCGTTGCTTAGTATTACCGTGCACAAATTCATTAATAAATTGTTGATAACGTAGCCTTGTCATTGATGATAGTTGAACGTTGGGTAGTAACTCAGCAATTTGACGAAGAGTATATCGATATTCTTGTTCTGTAATTTTGGCAACTTTGCCAAATTTATAGGTTTCTAACCATTTCTCGTAGTAATCTGTAAAGATTATTGTTGTATCAGCCTTCCCTATGGATTGGTCAAACTTAGCTTGCTCCAATTTAGTGGCCCACTGTTCAGCTTCTTTTTTACGAGAAAAGCCACTCTTATTTTTAAAGTGCCGTTTGCCAAATTCATCATAGTAACTAACGCGAACAGCCCATTTGCCATTTTTCTTTTTAATACTTGCCATTTTTAATTTCCTCCTTAAATTTCACCTAGGCGGGTAGAATTTTAAGGACTTGCAGGCATCACCTCCTTAATTGTGATAATATTATGTATGTAAAAAGAGTGGAGTAATCCACTATATCTTTTGTGCTAGCACATCCAACTTCTTGGCGGGAGGGATGTGCTTTTTGTGTTATAATAGGTGAACAAAATTCACTTAATCGTTAAGAAAGGTGATTATATGTCTATATTGATTTCAGTCATTGTTAACATAATTGTTACGACACTTATTTTAAAAGCTTATTCAAATCATTTAGTAAAGATTTTGTCAAAAACCGAAGATAGAATTGATCGAAAACTAGATTTTTATCGTTTACTTGGGCATAGCGACATCAATAAATGACTCTCCCAAAGCAGTAAGTTTAGCATAGCCCTCTACAACCGTAATATTATAGCCCTTTGGTGCATAATTTGATTCAGCGTATTTAAACAGGTTCGTACTTTTTATAGAATTGTACGAAGCTTTCGCTGCCGCTGAAACAAGTGAAGTATTTCCTAAAAAACTTGTTGAAGATTCAATTATACCAAATGAAGACAAAAAATCTATTTGTGAGCCAAAGTCACTGTATCTATGCGTGTTTCCGGGATAGGATTCATCAACTATTTCATGCGTTATTGGTACAGATTGTCCTGGGTTATTTTTGACATTGGCAGCTAGTATTAGCACTGGAATAGTATTTTTACTTTTTAATAGGTACAAAAATTTGGCGTCTGTGGGGCTCATATTGCTTAATACGGTTGGGAATAATGGTGATACAGTCTTGTTAACCCGATTATCAACCGTACTCGACAGTAGTTTTGCAAACCACCTTCTAAGTTGTTCATTATCCATGGAGTATTTCGCTGATTCTAAGGTTTTTATGCTTAGCCCCTTTTTAGAGTCATCCTTATTTTCTTCGGGAATCTTTTTCAGCTCATCACTAGTTTTATTAGCTAGATCTGCAAACTCCTTCTCTTTAATTATTCCGTACTTAATAGGTTTTTGAAATATCCATGCAAATATTCCTCCAACTCCACGACCTATGGCATTTGCAGTTGGGTTAAACAATTGTTCTTTAGTTGTATTAGGAACAAAGTCAGAAACTGATTTTAATAGCTCAGGATCCACATGTAAAACTTCTTTCGTAATTAGTCACATCTCAAACTTTGACCGGTGGGGATGTGTTTTTTGTGTTACAACGCGAGCGGCAGGAGTCGAACCTGCGTGATGCTTGTTGAAAGCAGGGAACCTTGTATGACTTTTGTTGTTCTACCGTTGAACTACGCTCGCATGTCGCCCGCTAGGCTGGTAGTGGGCGAGGGTGCTACTTTTGTTTATGAATCCAGTAGGCTAGCATGACGACTAACACTATAAAGCAAATGATACCAATTACAACATTGAAATCGAACACGTGTTTGCTGTACGTTCCTACATACAATTCCATAGCTAGTCTGAATCTTTACCAGTAACGGTTATTTTACTAGCAACTAGTGACGGCACAGTGTTACTTCCACCAATTTTGGTATCATATGATTGTCTCTTTGAAAAAACACCTTGAATGTCCACATAATCGTCTTCGACTGCTGGTGTTTTACCATCATAGGCAACCATAAACGTGTGGTCTGGATCATCATCCGTGTATACTAGAAGAACTGTTTGACCGTCTTTTTCGTCAGCTTGAAGCACTTCAGCCTTTGAAATATGATATGATTTTCCAACCCAATCATCAGACTTGGCAAAATCGCCATAAGTGTATTTTTCTGCGTTATTTTCGCCCTCAGTTGCATTGTATGAATCACTAGTATCCGAACTACTGTCACTGCTATTGGAACTGGTGCTATCAGAACTTTTTTTTACTTGAATCACTATCATCATTTAGACTATTGTAATAAGCGGCCTGAGCTGAAGATAACGTGATTGTGTAAGTCTTAGCCGACTTCTTAACTAACTTGGAAGCCTTTTTAGAAAGAGAAACAGTTTTTTTCTTTGAATAGTTCGATAAAGCAGCTGTGTGAATTGTGTATTTTTTTGAGGTAGTGTAATTATCGTTTGAACCATCAGATATAACTGTAATAGGGTCTACATATGCAGTGAATTTGCCATTTTTTACTTTCGCCCAGTTTTCATTTTGGGACGTAGCAATATTAGTATTTGAATCATTACTGTATACGATTACTTTAGAGCCGTCAGGAGCGTCAGTCGTTCCTGATAATTTCCAATCGTGCTGATTAACTATCCCACTACCAACTGAGCTTTTTGTGATATTTGCGGTTTTAGCTGTTAGTGGCTTTGAATTGTTTCCACAAGAAGCTAACACGCACAAAGATAATCCCCCTACAAAAAGTAAGAATCCCTTTTTCAATTAAAACACCCCTAAAAATTTCAGCTTTTACCGACATCCGTATCTGGTCTGTATAGTTTTACAGGTAGTAACCGCTAAGTTCAAGAGTTAATCAGTCTTAGTTTATATTTATCCCCATTAATCTCAAATTCTTCTGATACCATGCTATGCCGTGGAAAGTACACTTCAATGTGACGATCCTTATGCTTTTCAATATTATTCCCCAAAGAAAGATGGGCACCATACGTTCCAGGATCGAATGGGCTTTCAGAAATAGTGTATTCCCAATAGGTGTAATCTAGGTACGTCAAGCGTACAGGGCGATTTAAAATTAGTTTCACATCAATGGTCTTCATTTTTCCTCCACTTTGCCTATTTTTTAATGGCGTCTTGTCTTATGTAAGTATAATACCGCTAAATATGTAGAACGTGTGTTCTTTTTGGTGCATAAGCATAGGAGCAATAAGCTCCTATAATATAACTCTGCCTATAATACGTACCTGGTCATCTTTAACATGACGTGGTTCGTATTTTTTGTTAATAGATCGCAAAATGACTTCATCAGAAGTGTAGTCGTAGTAAATTTGCTTACAAGTAACACCGTCACCATCAATTTCAACGATAGCAATTTCACCATTTTCAACTTCTTCTTGCTGATGATAGAAGATAATTTGACCATCGTGGATCAGTGGCTCCATCGAATCGCCTTGTATACGGATGGCTGTGTCAGCCCCATGTGGCACGTCAGTGAAGTCGTCGTGTTCGATTTCTACATCACCATAGGTCAATTCAGTAGGGTTGGCGGCTGACTTACCAACAAGCGGCAAGTTAACAACTTTACCATTTTGTTCTTTCAGTTGATTGTCAGCGTAGTTGTAAACATTTTGCTGGCGATCGGGATTTAATTGATTGTAGATATCATTAATATCGTTTTTGTAAAATGTGTCACCTACTAATTCACTTGTTGACACTCCAAACAGAGTAGACATTATGGTGATTTTGTCCATTAATGGCTTATTACGTCCTGATTCCCATGCAGAAATCGAAGTGGGCTTAACTTTTAATATAGATGCTAAATCCTTTTGAGTATAACCATGACTTTTTCTAAGCCTTTTGATGTTTTGCGAGAGGTTCATTCTTTTCACTTCCTATTTACTTGTTAAAATAATTGTACACTTGAAGTATATAAAAGTAAACACTGCGTAAAAAAAATAATGTCAAAATGTCGTTTTTTACTTGCGAGTACACTTCAAGTGTACTAAACTATAAATGTAGTCAAGAGGAGGTGATAATATGAAAAATGATAAATTTGATATAAAGTCTGCTCGCATTAAAGCTGGGTTTACACAGCAAGAAATTTCTCGAAAATTAGGAATGTCTCGTCAAACATATCAAAAGTACGAAAGCGGGACTATATCTTTTCGGGTAGATACTGCTTGGAAGTTTGCGACTATTTGCAAGATATCGTTTGACAGCATTATTTTTTTTAAAGGAAACTACACTTCAAGTGTAGTATAAGGAGGATGGGCAAAATGCAAAAGGTCAAAAGCTTTACAGATGGATATATCAATTTACCAGTTCGGCAGTTAGATGATGGTAGTGTTCAATTCGATGTTGAACAAGCCGCAATTGGCTTAGGGATTACCCAAACCAAAAATGGAAAATTATATGTGCAGTGGAAGCGTGTAAACAATTACTTACATGATGTTTCCGCACATGTGCGGAATACTACTAATTTTCCACAAGTTGGCAAAGGTGATTTCATCACCGAGCCGCAATTTTACGAATTGGCTATCAAGGCAAATAGTAAGAAAGCTAAGAAATTTCAATATTGGGTAACTCACGACGTGCTCCCGTCGATCCGCAAAAATGGCGTTTACATGACTGACCAGACAGCCTACGACATTACGCACGATAAAGACGCGTTAGGCGACTTGCTATTGAAGGCAGGTAGCCAGCTCAAGCAAAAGGACTTAGTTATCCAGGAGTTGAAGCCTAAGGCGGATTACACCGATAGCATGTTAGCCAACAAGGGACTGGAAACAATCTCAATGATTGCTAAAAACTACGGTTACTCGACACGTGAGTTCAACAAGTTGCTACATGGCTTAGGCATTCAATACAAGCAAGGCAAAACTTGGCTATTGTACGCAAAGTATCAAGATGAAGGCTATACGCACGTTGAACCATACGAGTATACGAATAGCGATGGCATCAAGCAGGTACGCAACACGATGAAGTGGACACAAGCGGGGCAAAAGTTCTTGTACGACTTTTTAAAGTCAAAGGGAATTATGCCATTAGTTGAACAGCCAGCATAGAAAGGAATGATTGATATGCAGGAAATAACACAGGAGGGACGAATTCCAGCAAGCTTTCATGGAAAAAGTGCTAAAAGAGCGGATTTTATAAGCCTAGAAAGTTTCACACTGTCACAGCAAATTTCTACTGATTCAAAATATGAGTATCCAGTATTTTTAGGGACACTAACCGTTAATATCCAGTTTAGCAACTCTGAAACGTCAAGTGACCCCCAACAGGCAGTGCTGGAGGCCATCGAGAAATTAATTAATACTGGTTCAGCTAGGATTACGGGTCTTGTCCCTGATTCCGAATCCTAAAATACGATCGCTTTTAAAGTCTTCGTATAACTTATAAGTATATTTGTCAGTAGGCAATTGCTTCAACGAGTCTTTAATGTCAGCTAATGAATACATGTCAAATAATTTTGCAACGGACTTCGTGTATTTTGTTCCGACAGTACGACTAGAAGAAGAGTTCAGAATGTTTAATAACTTATCAGTAAATTCTTTATTTGCAGTCATTAATGTCACCTCGATTAATTGGAATAACTAATTATACATCGAAAGGAGTGACCAGTATGGACAGTTTGATAAGTGCTTTGTCGAAGCTTTTCACGCAAGCATATGAGCAGGGCGTTGCGGATGGACGTAGTCAGCAAACTGTTGACCACAAGATGATTGGACGTAAAGATTTTGACCATGAGTTTGGTATCAAAGTAGATGCGTTCGATAAACACTATCGCGATAAACAAGGATTCCCCAAGCCTGAGGGTGACGGAAAATGGTACGCCCCAGCAGTCGAAAAATGGTTATTGAATCATCAAAATGTAAGTAACTAAAACCTAGGCGGGTAGACGATGATTCAACTCATAAGGAGGAATTGTCATGGTAGAAGTAGCGGTATTAACCTGGGCGCTAACAACCATGTGGTACAAGCGGCGAGAGATTAGAAACTGGTTTGGAATTTAGGAGGAAATAGGCATGAAAGAACACTTACCAAGATATATGAATTTAGGCCAAGCTTGCAAGTTCTTCAATGTTAAGTCTCGTAACACACTTAAGAAGAACTTCATTGATAAAGGGTTACCAGTTGTAATTATCAACGGTACTAAGCGTATTGATCAACCAGACGCTGATAAGTTCATGGAAGCAAACAAAGTTCAGTCTCATTAGTACTGTAACAAATAGAATTTAAGGAGGAAACGATATGTATGAAGAAGACATTGAACACGCGTTAAGAGCACGTAAGTATAACGCAATTCGTGCAGATGAACGTGAGCTGATTAACGCTATCACGTACGATACAGACGGGATCATTAAGCGGCGCTCGTGCTTTGGCTATTCAGAAGAATTTATTGGCGAATTACAAGAACACGATATTAACGTTTGCGAGCCAGATGAAGAAAACGACGATGGATGGACGTTTACATTGCCACCAATGTATCGGGAGGAATAACCATGAAAGTTCATGTAGGTGATCGCGTTAGTTTCACGGCTGAATATAGTTGTGGTCAGCTGATAAGAGAAGCCGGTGTTGGCAGAGTAGTTGAAATCAAGTCAATTCCGTTCACGTTGCGTGCAAAAAAAGATGTGGCTGTAGTTGAACAAAATGGACAGCAATTTGAAATCATTACTAATGGTATTCAAGTAATTAAGTAGGAGGAATGATCATGCAAAAAGTATCAGTTTTACCACTCCACGACTGGAAACGAGCGCAAAAAAAAGCCATCGCTAGTAGCGGCTAGTGATGGCTTAGGGAAAGATAAAAGATACTATAAACAATAATAGGCCTAAACTTAAATATTGGCAAGCTAAGGGACAAAAAAAGCCCACTGCCGGATTGGAATGAAAGAGCAGTGAGCTACAAGCAACCTATATGGTTAGTGGAATAGTAACACTGACCAGGAATGTTTGCAAGCATTAAGAAAGCGAGGACGGTAGTTATGGACAAAACCGTTAACAATCACATTAAATTTCTAAAGCACGTTATCAACAGTATTTGGATCAGTGATGGCGAATCACTAACCAAATTGTACAAGATGTTGGATAAGAGTGAAACAGAATTGAATGAATTACGGGGGTTGAATTGATGATCAATGAATTACTTAAGGAAGAACTAAAAACGGTTAATGATCGTGAACAGGAAGGCTTTCAAATTAACTCGCTACAGTCTGCTGACTGGGCAATGCGTAAGCTACAAGCAATTGAAAAGCATGATCAGGAAGTCCAAGAAGCGGCACAAGCAGACATTGATCAAACAATTGCTTGGCGAGATCGGAAACTTACTGAAAATGAATCTAGTCGAGAATATTTCCATGGATTACTAAAGGACTATCTTTATCGTGGACGTCAGCATGATAGTAAATTCAAAATTGATACTCCACATGGTAAAGTCACTACCCGTAAGACGCCATCTGGGCTGAATTATGATGAAGCAACGGTGCTAAAGTCATTACGTGACCAAGGAATTAAAGAGCTTATTAAAACCAAGGAAACCATCAAAAAAACTGACTTAAAGAAGTCCGGAACAATTATTAATGGAAAATTCGTACTTGAAGATGGACAAATTGTTGATGGTGTAACTGAGAAGCCAGCCAGTGAATCCGTTAAGTTTAGTTTGTAGGGGGCAAAATGAAGTTTTATGTGGATGGCAACATTCCAGTGATACCGAATATGTATTTCATATACGGTGATGGCGGTACCGGTAAGACCAGTGTAGTGAAACAATTTGTAGGACACAAGTTGTTGTTCAGTTTCGACATGTCAAGCAATGTCTTGATAGGTGATAAGGACGTCGACGTTATCATATTTGAGCATCGTGATATGCCAAATATCCAGGCAATGGTTGAGCAATATGTCATGCAGGGAATTCAAGATGCTAAGTATCGGGTAATTGTATTAGACAATATCACAGCACTTCAAAACTTGGTATTAAAAAATATTGATAATGCTGCTAAGGACAATCGTCAGAATTATCAAAAATTACAATTGTGGTTTAGAGATCTCGGTACAATTTTGAAAGAAAGTGGCAAGTCTGTATATGCCACTGCTCATCAACTTGATAATGGTTCCTCAGGTATTAGTGGTGAAGGCAGATACCAAGCTGACATGAATGAAAAGACGTTCAATGCGTTTACTAGTATGTTTGACCTCGTTGGTCGTATCTACCTGACAGGTGGTGAACGCATGATTGATTTAGATCCCGAAAAGGGTAATCACGCCAAGAACCGAATTGATAATCGCAAATTGATTAAAGCAAATGAACTAATTCAAACAACTAAAGGAGCAAAATAAAATGGCACTTTTTACAGTAGATTCAAGTAATACTTTTGGTCAAACAGTCGAAGAAGCAGGTAAATACAATGTGGCAATTGCTTCCAGTTCACAATACACGACCACTAAAGAGGCCGGCAAGCCCATGGCAATATTTGACTATGAGGTCTTAGACGGCCCATATAAAGGTGGCCTGATTCGTTTTGACAACGAAGTTTGGGACAGCACTTCTGAAGATAAAGCTAAGTTGTCTGCCAAACGTTTTAACACCATTGCAGTCGCTTTAGGTGCAAGTAATGGCACGGCATTTGATTCAATTGAACAGTTTGTCAGCCAAGCAGTGGGGCATCAGTTAGCAATCACCGTTGATTGGGATACTGGCTCAAATGGAAAAGCCTATTTAGCGGTTAAAAGCTACGAGCCATTTATGCAGGATGGTAGCAAACCGAATGGTGTTAAGCGGCCAGCAGGCAGTAGCAATGCAGGAAATAGTGGCTTTGGCAATCGCAAAAGCACAAGTGGTGGTTTTGGTATGACGACTAATAAGCAACAGGGTAATGGATTCAGCACTCCAGCAAGTAGTAATGCTGGTAATACGCAAGCCCCAGGATATAGTAGTCAATCAGCTAATAGTTACCATGGCGGTGGTTTTCCCCCAATTCCAGACGGATCGTCCTTCTAATTTAAATTGGTTATTAAACAAAGCTTCCAAACATTGGGGTGACTAGATGCAACAGTCACGAGCGCAGTTAATTGAGCAGGACGGTCAATACTATTTGGTTACACGGTTAGATGAGAAGCCTAATTTAGACCATATAGAGACCGTTAGCGGCTCCCACAGCCAATTTTATGTGGATTGGGAAATAGCTGACACACGTAAAGCTAGGCCACAACAGCGACGCTTGTTCTTCGCGTTGCTTAGTGACATTTATACGTGGTCAGGTATGCCGACAGACTTCTTGAAAAACTTGTTTTATTTGCAGTATGAGGCGTACACGTTTGGCAAACAGATTAGCCTGTCAGACACCACAGAATCGTCTGTGAGCGATGCTAACCAGTTACTTGACCTAGTTATCGACTTCATGTTTGAGTGGCACGTGCCGTTCAAGGAAGGCTATAAGCTATTGCCGCGTGAGCAAGAGTATTACCTGTTTCAATGTTGCCGTCATCGAGTTTGCATGATCTGTGGTAATCGTGCTGATATCCATCATGTAGACGTTATTGGAGCCGGTTTGAACAGGACACACGTTGATCATACTAAGCGACATGTTATGGCTTTGTGCCGAGTTCATCACAGTGAGATTGAGCAAATTGGCTCAGTGGCATTTAGTGCAAAATACCACGTCCCAGTAGATGGGATAAAACTAGATAAAGAAACATTAAAACGAATTGGCTTGAAAGGTAAATACAGCAGTGACTAATACACCGGGTGGGTGGAATGCCCATGATTGGAGGAACTGATATGACGGAAACAGTTGAAAGACCAAACTATTACGCCATTATTCCCGCAAGCGTCAGGTATGACAACAATCTTCCGGGAAAAGCATCATTATTGTATGGCGAAATAACAGCCTTATGTAATCAAAAAGGCTATTGTTGGGCAAGCGATAGTTACTTCGCAAACTTATATGGAGTTTCTAAGCAAACAATTCAGAATTGGCTAAAAGCATTAGAAATTAATAACCACATCGTGAGAGAAGTTATCTACGAAGAGGGTACACAAAAAATTTTGCATAGGTATATAAAAATTCTTGTGTACCCTACCCAAAATAATTTGCATACCCCTACCCAAAATAATTTGGGAGTTAATAATACAAGTATTAATACTACAGTTAATAATACAAGTAATAAAAAACATAGTGCGGCTAACGCCACACCGCTTGTGCAACTTGAAAAAGATTTTGAAGAAATTTGGCAAGTCTACCCAAACAAAAAAGGTAAGGGACAAGCTTTTAATCATTACAAGGCTTGGCGAAAAAAATCAGTTGATCACACGAATGAATATCTGTTTAACAAGTTAGACCGCTATAAGCAGTATATCAAGCTTAATTCTAACTGGTATCACCCATTAAATGGCGCAACTTGGTTTAACGGACGCTTTGATGATGAACTAGATTTGACACCTAAGCCGCAAAACCGAGGTTATCAAAAGAACACTCGTAAAGAAATCATTCCTCAGTGGGCTAAAGACCAAAAGGCACAATATGATTCTAATCACGGAACAAATAATCACATTAGTGACGATGATCGCAAACGTTTAGCAGATCGTTTAGCTAAATTAGAATCAAAAGGAGGCTAACCTATGACAAGCAAAAATTGGCCTAAAGAACTGGAAGTCATTCATAAGCTAGAAGCGAGATATGGCAGCATGGATAACGTGCCTGAGAGCAAACTAGCTAACTTGCATAAGATGCCTGGAATTAAGGCCGTATCAGGCGATTACATGGAGATTACGCGTACCCAGTATAATGCCATTAAATTAGTCATGGAAGGCAAGCAGGGTAAAACTAGGACGTCTCGGGAGCTAAAACGGAGTAACAGTTGGATTGATAGGCGTATTCGTGCGATTGACGAAAACAAATACTACATTACGGAGGACGAAGATGCCTAAACACACTAAGAAGCGTTCAACAATTAAACGGAAACACCGGCGAATGAAGCAACACGCCGAAGCAAACAAAGCTAAAGCATTAGGTAGCAAGCAATTGGCCAAGGAATATGAGCCATACAACATTCGTAAGCGGGCGTTTGAAGTGTTCGGGGAGGATTAAAAATGAGTGATGAAATGAAAGAGTTACGCAGGCGACTAGTTAATGATGGTATCAGTAGCCAAAAAGAAGGCGACATGAAGGTGGCAGATGGTATTAAAATTGCCTTGTTTGAACTGGAGCGCTTAGATAAGCCTTACTTTGGCACTGACTATTCGCAAGGAGATGGCGACGATGATTAAGTTTAGAGCGTGGGACAAGGGAACCAACAAGTATTTTGAGCCAACTTATCAAGCCTATATGGGCAGGCTTGAGGACTTAACAATTGGTTTAAGTGGCAGATTGCAAAAAAGAACCTGCAGAGGAGTGGTGGATGAGTCTGTGTTCCCTGGTAGGTATGTTGTTGAACAGTTTACTGGCCTGACAGACGTGAACGGTAAGGAAATCTACGAGGGCGATATTTTAGAAAATCGGAAGTATCGGTCAATTGTTAAGTTTGCTAGTGGAAAATTTTTAGCTGATGTAGTTGGAACTATCAGCAGATTTGACCTTATAGGTGAAACTCACGGTTCAAAGGTTATTGGCAACGTTCACGAGAACACAGATCTACTGGAGGAAGACAAATGAAGTTCTATCGCAAACAGCCAATTGAGGCCGAACAGTTCGATGGTAGCGATGAGATGATTGATAAGTATGAGTTAATTGACGCAGGAACAATGCTTGGAACTCACCACAGCCCTGAATTATATCTAACAGGGTCAGGGAAAGTAGACGTTGGTGACTGGATTGCAACCGGCGTCAATGACGAACATTGGACGATTACAGACGACGTATTCAAGAAGACGTACGCCGAACTGCCAGTAGTTCCTAGAGAGATTGCTTGCTTAATCGTGCAAGCTAAAAGGGATGATTATAATCTAGGACTGGTATTAAGTGCTACTTACTCGGGAATTTGGAAAGCTAGTATTGGTGATTGGATTGTAACACATACGGAAACGCTTGCACGTGCGTGGCTAGACGGATATCAGGTGGAGGAAGAAAAATGAATGTAGTTCAAGTTGATGAATTAAAGATTGCCGTCAAAGCACATAATATTAGCTTGTTTTCAAAACGGTCAGAATTTGATATTACTCCAAAACTCATTCGTATTTTTGAAGATGCAGGGAAGCAAACGTGGAAAATGCTGAATTATCATGATGTGACCGGACTCGGAAATGATTACTATGAATATTATGATAAGAAGCTTGATAGTAATGGTTACCTTGGAATTAAGGATGATCGTTTAGTAATCGAGCGACCTTATGGATCAGATGAGAAGCTTTATCAATTCAATAAGGCCAGATTCGAAACTTTTATGTATGACTTGCATTTATGGGAGGGACACAAATGACTGACATCGAATACGCCAAAGCAATCAGGGAGAAAGCCACAGTTGCCAATCTGGAAATGAACGCGGCACTGACAACTGAGCAACAGGCGCAAATTGGCCAGGACTTCATTGCTGATATTGTGGAGTTGAGTGAAAGGGGAATTGGTAGTGAAACGAACGACGATTAGAAAAGTTGAAGATATTCTACGTGACTATCCCAAGATTGACAAGTATATCGAGAAACGTGAACAGGAATTGCGTTATCCAACTGTCCCACGTGATGATAATGTCGGAGGTGGCAAGGCACAATACAAGTACCCAGAAACAACGCTCAACACGATTATCACGATTGATGACGATCGACGCATTAATGCTTTGAAACATCAACGGGAAGTGATTGACAATTGCTTAGATGGTGTCGGCCATGACACTGAAGTAATCGTAAATGAACTATATTTTAAGAAACATCAGCAATACACGATTGATGGACTAATTACAAACCACTTAATCAACGTTAGTCATACTAAGGCGTTTAAATTAAGAAATGATTTTATTATGGAATGTGCTAAGGGATTGGGATTATATGAAATCGCGTATTAATTGCGTATTTTCGACCTCTATAATCGTGCTAAATTGGTAGTATGCCAAATGTGATTGACGTGCATGAAGTAATCCTCCAAATTACAGACTGGTAATCGCTGTGGGCTAATTGGTAAGCCACAATGGGATGTAGGTTCGAGGCCTGCCGGCGATATTGTTATACAGCATGGTCACTCATGAGGACTAAAACTGTATAACGTGATTAGTTAGCTATTGGGACTGCTCTGATAGCTCGTGGTAAAATCTTCGGAGACGACAAGCAGATTGGCACTCAATGATGAAGAAGTTATCCTTTTCGATATGTCTTTTTGGATAACGTGTGATTATGGCGAAAAGGTATAAACGCTAAAGCTTAATTCATATGTTCTCATAGAGTAGGTGATATACATACTGAAATATAGGACCATTGAGCTATGCAATATCTGACATCTGATGGCGAGCTAGTTCGACACTAGCATAGAAGTTGGTGCTTAGAATCAGATGAAGTCTAGGGTTCGACTCCCTAGTAATCACATAACTGGCGCAATTAATCTGGCCACCAGATTGCATGCAGGAACATGCGCGCTGTGGCAACGTAATCAAACATGGTTGCAAAAACTATAATCGTTTTTCTGATAACAACCGTGTATAGGAGCCTGACATTTAGTTGGGCTCTTTTTAGTACATATGATAAGGAGGCAACGCAATGCAAGAAAGCTTTAATTATCAAGATGGCTTTGGTGAGGAACTAAGCCTGGCAATTAATTCATCAAGTGGTTTCTTATTGGCTACCGATGATGTTAGTGGTGACAGTGTAGCGATGTCAATTAGCTTTGATGAGTTGAGACGACTTGCTAAGCTTATCGATGACGAGGTACCTCATGGCAAAGATGACTAACACAAAATACGGCTACGTCACGCCACAAGAAGCAGAGATAGATGCCCACTTAGATAAATGGATTAAGAAGCGTCGTGCTAAACATTTGGATAAGAAACGGAGGAAGCAACATGTTTGAAAAAAATAGAACAGTACCAGTACCAGCTCACGGGAAACACTCGCTTAGTCTTAAATCAGAGAAAGTGAGTGATCCACTAGAAGGATTTATTCCTGACGACGCTGGTACTGTTCGTATATCTGATAAAGTATTGGATTCAATCTTTGATCAGGTGGAAGCACGCATGTTGAAGCGTAGTAAAGGTAAGCCAGAGAAAGTGGTTAAAGACCCTGATAAGTGTTTTAAAAACGATGGATTAGTTCATGATAAAAATACTACTAATACAGCTAAGCAACCACATGTTCACATTGAGTTTGATGACATTGCTGACACACCTAAGATATTCATTGACGGGGTAGCGCAAGAGAGTGTGCAACATATTAATTTAACTTGGTATAAGCCTGACATGGAAGATGATCATGTCCATGGGCGTTATCGTATTGAAATGGTAGATAAGCAACGCAGACTGCGTGGCATTGGACAAGGCAAATAGTTATGCCAAGGACAAGAAGATGCCGCTATCCTAACTGCCATGCGATGGTCACGTTACCTGACCACTATTGTCAGCAGCACTATGAACATGAAGCTGAGTACTTAGCTAGTCGGCAACGTTGGGCACGTAGCAATGACAAGCAGTACACGCACAAGTACAACACGGTTACACGTTATCGCAACGAGGATAAGCGCCAGCAATACAACTTCTATCGGACAAGACAATGGTCACATCTAAGGCAACAAGTCCTAGAGCGTGACCATTACTTGTGTGCTTACTGTAAAGCTCAAGGCGCTATCACACCCGCTAAGACTGTTGACCACATTGTCCCAATTGAGTTTGACGAAGCATTGAAAGCTAATGTTGATAACTTAGCTGTTATCTGTGGGAGTTGCCATCGCACTAAGACGGACTGGGAGCAATCATACTATGGTACTGGTCAAGGCAACGAGTTGCAAAGCGTAACGCCAATCAATGATGTATCGTCAATCGTTGTGTTAATGAACAAAAAATGAAAATTTAGATAAACTCAATCAATTTATTGATACTTGTCGTTCGATTTGAGTAGCTTTAAATTTATGAATGTAGTTAGTCACGATGAGAATTAAAACAACCCCCGCCCCCTAACGTGTCCCAGGAAGAGCGCACACATTGCCGTTATTTTGTGATAGAAACAATTTTTGAAAATTTTTAGGTAGGGGGGGTCACCAAATAATGAAAGGAGAGAGTAGTGGTGAAAAAGTCGGATAAAGACGTCAACGACGGGCAATTAACACGTACACCGCCAGCTTACTTAGGCCGGCAAGCTAAGGTCGTTTGGCGTCGATTAGTGCCTTTTTTAGAAGACGGTACCCCGGTTAAACGTATTGATAGCGGGCTTGTAGAGCAATATGCTTCCCAATATGAGATTTATCGCAATGCGTATAAACATATCCAGGAAAACGGTGAAGTCCAAGCAATCTATAAAACGTTACAAGATCAGACCGGTAAAAAAATTGGTCAAGACTTCGTGGGTTACAAGCGTAATCCCATGACACAAATTTACGATTCCGCGGTTAAAAATCTGACTAAACTAGGCGCTGAACTAGGCTTGTCGCCAAAATCGCGTAGTGATTTGTTAAAGCTGAATTTAGATGATCACAAAGACAAACGTAGCGTCGCTGATCGAATGAAAGAGTTCTTAGGATAGGCGGTAATTATGAAAGTTGATCTAACACAAACACACGATGTCTTGGGCGTTTACCAATCAATCGATTGGCAATCCATTAAAACGCGTTATAACGATGCTGGTACCAAATACGCTTTCTCGGTTTTAGATGGCGATGTTGTTACCGGTTATTTGATTAAGCTAGCTGCACTACGGCATTTGCGTGATTTACAGCGCCAGGGAAGTGTTGACTTTTCCTTTCATTATTCAACTAAGAAAGTTTCACAGGTTTTGAAGTTTGCGGCAATTTGCCCGAATGTTGATACTGGTGAACCCACAAAACTAATGCCATGGCAAGAGTTTATTATGGCAATGCTGATTGGTTGGCGTAATGATGACGGTGGCAAGCGCTTTTCACGAGCAATTGTTTCCGTTGCGCGGGGCCAAGGTAAAACTTATCTGATGGCGATTATCACTGCCTATAGCTATTTAATTGAGTCATTGGGACTATCTAACCAAGACTATCTAGTTTCATCCATTAATTACAAACAAACGAGCAAGATCCTGGGCTACATTAAGTCAATGCTTGCTAAAATTGCAACTATTGAGCCATTTAAGTCATTGATTGCTGATAGTGGGTTAGATACTCGGACATTGTCTTCACAAGCGGACCAAGTTGTGATGAGTAGTAATAACAATAAACTGCGAGCAATCAGTCACGAAGCCGGTCAGTACGATAGCTTTCATTTCACAACGGCTATATTTGATGAAATTGGTGAAATTAAGACACGACAAAAGATTTCTAAGATTGTGTCAGGGCAAGTTAAAGTACCCAATCGGCAATTTATTCAAATTTCAACGGCATATCCTGATCCCACTGTTCCGTTTCACGATGATGAGCGTATGATTCAGCAAGCCATGGAACAAGATTATTTGCGCAATGCTGATACATATTTGGGGCTTATTTGGTCGCAGGACAATCTGGATGAAACTTATAAGCCCAATATGTGGGTTAAAAGTAATCCTTTACTAGATTTACCGAGCCAACGAGAAGTGTTGCTGAACGGCTTAACAGATAAGCGCGATTCTGACGCTTTGTCGGGCACACTCAACGATTTCCAAAACAAAAACCTTAACTTGTGGCTAGAGCAATCGGCCGACAGCTTCTTGAAACTGTCTGACGTTGAGCAAGCTATTATATCATCATTTAGTTTTGATGACCGGCAAGTCTATATTGGTTTTGACTACTCGATGTTTAGTGATAACACAGCGCTAGCATTTGTATTTCCTTATCGTGATAATAATGACAAACCACGATGGTTTATTTATCAGCATAGCTTTATTCCCTGGCAGAAAGCCGGTTCGATTGAGGCTAAAGAAAAGCAAGACGGTATTAACTATCGGGACTTAGCTCAAAAGGGATTTTGTACAATTAGTAGCCATCCTCAAGGGCTAATCAATGATGAGCAAGTTTATCAGTGGTTACTCAACTTTGTTGAGCGGCATAGACTGGAAGTTGTTTTCTTTGGTTATGATGCGTGGGGGCTAACGCCTACAATCAAGCAGCTAGATTTGAATTCAGGGTGGCCATTGCAAGCCATTCGGCAGCGGACTAGTGAATTGAAGGATCCAACTAAGTTTTTGCAGACGATGTTTGTTGAAGGCTCGGTAGACCGCTTGGATGATCGAATTATGGAAAAGGCATTACTAAATGCTGAAATTTATGAAGACAAAATTGGTATTCAAGTCGATAAAGCTAAGGCCACATTGAAGATTGATGTGGTAGATGCGTTAATTGATGCCTTATTCCAAGCCATGTATCACTTTGAAGACTTTTCAGACGTAAACAATCCTGATAAACAGGTCGAACGTATGAACGAAAAACAAGTTCTTGAATGGTTTAATAACCCAGAGTCAGGATTGCTAGGAGATGATATTGATGATTTTTAAACAATTTTTTGCAACTATCTGGCATTATTTTGATGTACTGTGTTTCATTCTAGGTATGATTGCTGGAGTGTATGCAGCCTTTTTATTTGGGCAGGCACAGGGCGTTCTAGCAATTGCTGTAGCTTTGTTTTTAGTTGGCTGGCTTTCGGAAGTCGTAACAGCCGGTCAAAAAGGAGGTGATTAACAATGCCCTTTTTTGAACCACCAACGGCAATAAATAATTCAGTTAGTATTCAAAGCGTGCCAGTAGAAGACGATAATATCGTTAATTTTTTGTCACCAACTGGCAATAATGAGTATGTTAGTGCCAAAGATGCTTTGGAAAATTCAGATATTTATTCAGCGGTTAATCAAATATCTGGAGACTTAGCCACGGTACAATTAATGGCCAATATGCCACGAGCGCAAGGAATTCTAAACAATCCTAGCACGACAGCTAACGGTCACACGTTTTGGCAGTCTATGTATTCACAATTGTTATTGGGTGGTGAATGCTTTGCATATCGTTGGCGTAATCCTAATGGCTTAGACCTGCGCTGGGAATATTTGCGACCGAGCCAAGTGCAAACCTACTTATTAGATGACGGCAGTGGCTTAACGTATACGGTTACTTTTGATGAGCCTAACTTAGGCGTTCTTCAATATGTACCACAGTCTGACATGATTCATATTCGATGGGCTAGTACTGATGGCGGTATGACGGGTAACAGTCCATTAAAAGCATTGTCGAATGAGTTACAAGTCAAGAGTTCATCTAACAGTTTAACATTGGCTGCACTAGCACGTTCAATTAGCGCTCCTGGCGTGCTATCTATTCAGCACGGTGGACTGTTAAGTGAGAAGATGAAGGCCAGCCGCTCGCGTAACTTCATGAAACAGGTGAACAAGTCAAACGGCGGCCCGGTAGTTATTGATCAACTTGAAGATTACAAGCCACTAGAAATGAAAGCCGATGTTACCAAGTTGTTAAGCCAAACAGATTGGACGAGTAAGCAAATTGCTAAAGTTTTCGGCATTCCTGATAGCTATTTGAACGGTCAGGGTGACCAACAAAGCAATATTGACCAAATTAAAGGCATGTACACCAATGCTCTTAATCGCTATTTACAGGCAATTTTAGCTGAACTGGATAACAAGCTTAATGCTAAGATTACGGCCAATATACGGACTGCTGTAGACCCATTGGGTGACTCATTTGCAGCCACCCTATCAGGGCTAGCTAAAGATGGCACGATTGCTAATAATCAAGCTACTTGGCTACTACAGCAGACTGGCTATTTCCCAGATGAAATGCCTGATGCTAAGAATCCAACGACACAACAAGTTGTAATTCAATCAGGAAAAGGAGGTGATAATGATGACAAAGAAAGTGATGATTAAAGGCGATATTGTTGATGATCAAACAGCCGGTTTCTATCAGTTCTTTGGAATGCCAGCAGTATCACCTTCGGGTGTTGCTGACATTTTAAATGATGACAGTGGCAACACTGACGATGACGACAGTGATGATGAAGCACTTGAAGTTGACATTGCTTCCAATGGTGGTGACGTTTTTGCGGCTAGTGAGATTTACACTATGCTAAAGAATTATGCTGGCAGTGTAACAGTTAATATTCAAGGCTTAGCCGCTAGTGCGGCAAGCGTGGTTGCTATGGCTGGTGATCACATCAATATTTCACCAACTGCTCAAATTATGATCCACAAAGCATGGTCACAGCCAGCTGGGAATGCTGACGATCTCGAACATGAAGCTAGCATTTTAAACGGCATTGATCAATCGATTGCGAGTGCCTATGAAGCTAAAACTGGTATGGGCCAAGCTGACTTGCTACAACTAATGGCAAATGAAACGTGGTTGACCGCTAGTGATGCCGTTGATAAGGGTTTTGCTGACGAAATTATGTTTGCCGATGACAAACAATTGCAACCCGTGAATGCTATTTCACATATTCCACCTAAGTCAGCGGTTAATAAGCTGCTTAACTTAATTTACAAAGCAGACAAGGATAAGCCTAAGCCAGCTGAGCAAAAAAATACTACTGATAGTCAATCTGCTGAATTGCGAAACAGCAAATTGGCTATTTTATTTAGCAAAAATTAAAAGGAGGCCAACTAATGGCTAATATCAACACAATGAATGATGCTTGGATTGCCCAAGGGCAAAAGGTATCAGACTTGAACGACAAGTTAAACGCTGCTGTCCTTGATGACAGCTTTGATCAAGAAAAATTTAAAGCAATGAAACAAGATCGCGACAATGCGGTTGCCCGGCGTGATGCTTTACATGAACAATTGGAAGAAGAACGCAAGGCTCAAGAAATTGCCAATATGGATGATAAGGACAAGACCAGACTTGATGATGACGAAGAAGACATCAAAGCTAAGTTCATTAAGAACTTCCAAGGCATGATTAAAGGTGATCCGAAAGTTATGAACTTGGTAACTTCTTCTACCGACGAAGCTGGCGATGCAATTGGTTTGACTATTCCTCAAGATATTCAAACGGCAATTAATACGCTGGTTCGCCAATACGATTCATTACAACAGTATGTTAATCGGGAAGCTGTTACAACTCAAACTGGGTCACGAGTTTACGAAAAGTGGACTGACGTGACAGCTTTAGCTGATTTAGATGATGAAACAGCCACTATTGGTGACAACGATGACCCACGTTTGTCCATTATCAAATACACAATCCATCGTTATTCTGGCATTACCACGGCTACTAATTCGTTGCTCAAAGACACTGCTGATAATATTCTAGCTTGGTTATCACAATGGATTGCCAAGAAAGTTGTCGTTACCCGCAACGCTAAGATCATCGAAGCCATGAACAACGCGCCAAAGAAGCCAACCTTAGCTAAGTTTGATGACATTATTACGATGATTAATACTGCTGTTGATCCTGCCATTAAGTCTACGTCGTTCTTAATGACAAATACGTCGGGTTTCAATGTGCTTTCCGAGGTTAAGGATGCTATGGGGCGTTACCTACTGCAACCAGATCCAACACAACCTGATCGGTATTTAATTCGTGGTAAGCGGATTGTGGAGGTAGCTGACAAGTGGTTACCCAATGCTGGGACAGCAGCGGCACCAGTTTATCCATTGTATTATGGTGACTTATCACAAGCGGTTACTTTATTTGACCGAGAAAATGCGTCATTGTTAACGACTAATATCGGAGCTGGCGCCTTTGAAAAGGATCAAACTAAGATTCGTGTAATTGATCGTTTTGATGTTGAAGCTACTGATACAGAGGCCTTTGTTGCCGGTTCGTTCAGTAAGATTGCTGATCAAACGGCTAACTTTGCGGCGAGCGCTGCTACAACGACTGATGGGAAGTAATTAGCCAACTATGTCGCCAATAAATACACAGTACAGTGACAATCTGGGCGGCGAAGTAAGGATGTGATTTAAGTGGCAGCTGATTTAGAAACATTGAAATCATCTTTGCGAATTGATGGCGATGATGATGACGAGTTGCTAAAAGGCTACTTGTCTGCAGCCACTAACTACATTAAACAAGCCATCGGGGACGACAATAGTGTTCTAGGGTTCTATGAAATGGAAGGCGTGAAGGACTTGTTTGAAACGGCTGTTTATGCCTTAGCTGGTTCATATTGGACTTATCGAACATCGATTACAGCCATCGCTGTTAATCCAGTTGATCTGGTCGTGGACTCAATCATTGGCCAATTGCGAGGACTATATAGCCAAAAACAAGATGAGGCGGGGACAAATGACGAAAGCAATTAATCCTGCACGAATGAATTTTAGATTGGAGTTTGGAACTCAGGCAGCTACTGGAAAAGTTAACCCTAATACGGGTAATCCTATTACTGGTTTTGTCCCTCAATTCAGTTTGTACGCCGGCGAATGGTCATTGTCGTTTCAGCAAAGGTTAGCGTTAAATGGCGACACCTCACAACAGAATGCTGTTTACTTTGTGCGCCATAATCGAAAAATAGCTACCGGTATGCAATTGCGACGCAATCATCAGGATGTTTACCAGATTGATGATGTGGCCTACGATGATGGTTTACCACCAGATGGTTTTGACCTCATAACTTGTCATAAGGTGGTGATTGGGCGTGGCGAATGAGATTAAACATGCAGACTCATTTGAACATATTTTGGATACTATGGCGGAAGGCTTTGGACGTGAAGAGAAGCTTAAAGCTAATGCAGCTGGAGCAGATCAGTTCATTAAAATTATGAAGCCTAAGATTCCTGTGGGGAAACTACGCAAGGTACATGGTCATGCTGAAAAAGCGCATCTACGTGATTCATTAATTACTGTAGATCATCCTAATGGCTCAGTTAATGTTGGCTTTACAGCCAAAGGTGAAAAAGGGTACATTGCACGTTTTCAAAATGATGGCTGGGACGTCGTTGACCGTAATGGTTCCAAACACAGCCATGTTTCCGGGAAACACTTTTGGGAGACTACTCAGCGTGAAGCAAAAGGCCAAGTTGGCAAGGCGGTTGTTGAACAATTAAAGACTGCTATGGACAAGAAGGTGGGCAAGTGACACCGGTAGCTTTTATTAGAAGCATAATTGTTGCAAATATTAATGAAATACCAGAACTAGCTGTGGAGCATATCCATAGCTTTTTTATTCCAACTAACGATACTTCAACTGATGAGCCGCTTGTAGTAGTCAGCGGATTACCTGAACGTAGTCAAGATTATGGCAACGGGATTCCATTCCAATCAACGAAGCAAGTTCAGATACAGCTGTATTATCCTAAAGATTACTTGGGCGATATGGATGCCATCGAAGCCGGGTTAAAACAAGTGCTATTGGCTAATGATATTCGTTGCTATAGCGATGCCGGTCAGACGTTAACACCAGATTCAGAAAGTATTACGAACACTTTGAAATTTAATTATATAAAGGAGGCCATTTAAATGGCAACATTAGGTTTAAACATGTTATACACCGGTATTAAAGCCGATGACGGGTCAACGGTTATTGATGCAGATAAGGGATTGGCGGCCGCTGGGGTATACCCCATTGATACTAGCAAAGCAAACGGTAACTTGGGTACTAAGACTGCTAACATTACCGGGCTATCTGGGACGGTTTCTAAGATCACTGGCAACAATGAAGTTGTGGACGTTTCTAATCCACCTTCGGCACCGTCAGTGGCAATCGATGCAAATGAAATTAATTTCACCGTCAAGCAAAAACTATTAGGCCGGGTATCAGATGGTAAAGGTGGTTACATTGATTCTGATACACCCGTTGAAGCTGGTCTTATTATTGAGTCACGTTCACCAGTGACACGTACTGCTGTTTATTTCTGCTTTGGTCGTGGGATTTTCAACGAAGCTGGCCAGAACATTCAAACAAACACGGATACGGCTGAAACTCGTGACGATGATAATTTGACATTTACCGCCTTGAACTATGATAAATTCAGTGGCCAACCGTACAAGGTATATGCTGAGTCAGATCCTAAATTTGATAAGCAAGCGATGTTTGACGCTGTATTCCCTGGACAAACATTTTATAAAAACGCGAGTAACGGCACCAACGGTCAATAAAGCTACAACTGACACAGGCTCACAGACTAGTAAAACTGATAGTGACTCATCTTGGCCAACCAGTAATAAATGATAACTATGGTCGCCTAAAATAAATTCACAATACCGCTAGGGGCGGCTTTTAAACATGCTGAGAAGCGCATTCTAAGCACGGGTTCACAATAAATGCTAATAAACAATACACAAAGGGGCATATAAATAATGGCAAAAGCAGTTAAATTTGATGGCAAGAAAATTGGGACGGGCACGCAGTATACGTTGATTGATAGTGGTCAAAATGTTGAAAAAATGGCCGAAGCATATAAGAAGTTCATCAAGACTACTGAAGAAACCGAGGACAGTATTACAGGTGTAGTCGAATTAACACCCAAGCTTGCAAAGGTTGTGGCTGAAACTACCTGTGATTTATTGGAATTAAATGCTTCACAAAAGAAACGTGTCATGTCCATGGAATTTTCGGTTAGCGACGAATACGACTTCTTTAATGACTGTTTAAAACAATTCTTGGGAGTAGAATTACCATCTGTAGGCAACAGCAGTGATCAGGAAGAGGATGAAGACCCAAAATTGCCAAAGCCAGAATGATTTGGCAACTTGATAATTTTATTCAGGATATTGATTACATCGCTAATCAATTGATTTCACAAGGTATATTGCCTAGTGACTTTTATCAAAGCTCATTTAGTGAAATGCAAACAGCATTGAATGCCAAGTCACGTAAAGACCGTGTTCAAGATCCGCTCGAATTAGCACGTCAAATCGGAGCGTTGTAGAGGAGGCAAAGTATGGCAACAGAGAAAATTCAAGGCTACGAATTCGCAATTAACATGGACGATGGTGGCATGACTCGCACGTTGCGAGAAATAAAGAATGAAGCAAAATTACTAAAATCTGGTATGCAAGCTAACTTTGCTGAAATCCGTTCCGGTGAAGGCATTATGGCGGCTTATGCGGGTAAAGTCAAAGATGCTGGTCGAGCTATTGAAGCACAACGATTAGTAATTGAGCGTCTCAAAAGCGAGCAGAACGGATTAGACCAAACTACTCAAAAAGGCCGAGAAGCTTACATTAAATATGAAAATCAGATCAACACTGCCAAACGCTCAATCGCCAGTTTAGAGGGGCAACAAGAACGAGCACAGAAGTCACTTGATCTGCAAAAAAGTGGTGTCTTACAGTTAAAAGACGCCATGGAAGCACAAAATAAAATAAGTGCTAATTATATTGCCAAATTAAAGGCTGAAGGTAAAGAAGACGAAGCACTCGCAAGTCAAAAAGATAGCCTTAAAGATAAAATAAAAAGCCTCAAGGCTCTTTATGAATCTGAATCACATCAACTGATAAAAATGTCAGAAGACTCCAAGGCAACTGCTGAATCCTATCAACAACAAAAGATTAGAGTTAGTGAACTCACTGCTGAGTTAGCAAAATCCAAGTCAGAACTAAATAGTCTAAATTCACCAGAGCAAACCCACTTAAAAAATATGGAAAACTTGCGTGGGCAGAGCAAACTAATTGAAGGGTCTATGGCAGCTTTAGTATCGAGATTTAAGGCCGAAGGAAATGAGTTGGAAGCAAATAGGGCTAAATCTAACGGCTTGCGAGAGGCCTATGATAACCTTAATAAACAATTAAAAGCAGAAAACGAAGAGCTAAATAGAATTAAATCGGTCAGTGGCGAAAGCTCAAATGCATATAAGCAACAATCTATTCGAGTGAACGAATTAGGCACTAAAATTGCCCAAACTCGGACTAAGATGAAAGAGCTTGATGAGCAATTAAGCAAAAAGCCGCAGTCAGGATTAACGTCAGTCATCAGCCAGCTAAATAGAGTAAACGAGCACGCAGATAAGGCCAATCATTTGTTTGGCAAAATTCTGGGTGCTCATTTAGTTGCCAATGGTATCACGAGCGCTTTTCAATCAATTACTTCACATATTCACGAAGCTGTTATCGCTGGTATGGAATATGAAAAAGAGCAGCAAAAGATGACGGCTACCTGGTTGACTTTAACTGGTACGGTTGGCAAATCTAACGCAATGGTTAAAACAATCAACGACTTGTCTGTTCAGACTGGTCAAGCTGTAGATGTTGTAAATGAATTAGAGCAAGGTTTTTATCACTTACATTCCAACAAAAAAGAATCAGATGAACTAACCAAATCCATGCTGAACATGTCTGACGCTGTTGGTTTAGATAGCCAACAAATTCAGGCGGTTACCCAAGATATGGTCAACGGATTATCACGCGGTAAAGCCAATGCTGGTATGCTGAACCAAATTAGTCAATACTTCCCGATGTTCCGTGAACAGTTGGCTAAGTACGAAACCCAAGTCAATCATGGTAAGAAAGTAACGGTTGCTGATTTAAGTGAAATGGCCAAACAAGGAAAAATTTCAGCATCAGATATCGAAAAGACCTTCAATCAACTTGGATCTGGAAAATACGATAAAGCCGCCGACAACATGTTACATACGATGGTTGGTATGGAACGTACGATCAAGGCACGTGTTCCAGCCTTAATCGGTGACATTGAAAAGCCGATTTTAACCGCTCAAAATCCAATCTATGGCGCAGTTTCAAAATGGGTATCTGATAAACGGACTGACAAGGAGTTTAATAAGGTCGGTGTAGCGGCAGAAAAAGGTATTAGCACGATTACAAAAGCTTTTGCTAAAGCTTTTGATGTCAAGTCAGCACCAAAAGCAATGAATGATGCAATGGATAACTTGGCCAAGGGTGTCACCAAAGCTTCTGACTCTATTGCCAAAAATGCTCCGGAAATTGTTAATTTCTTCAAAACTGTCAAAAACTTGGGTGGCCTGGGCTTTGAAACGTTAATTGAATCGCTTAAAATAACCAATGCACTTTTAAAGCCATTACTCAGTATGGTTGGTGGGCACACAGAAACCATTGCAAAATTTGGCGCAGCATGGTGGTTAACAAGTAAAGCCGTCAAAGAGACTAGTTCAGTTCTGTCAACTTTTAAAAAAATCAGTGATACTGTTAGCTGGGCTGAAAAAGTTCTAGGGATTAAACAAGAAACTAAGGCTTTAGAAGAACAAAACGCGGTTCTTAAAACTAATACTGAACTAAGTACGGCCAGTGAAGAAAATATTGGAACTGGTTATCGGAAAGTAAAAGGTAGAAAGACTGGGAATATAGGCGCTGATTTAAGCTCTATATCAGTTGAAGCGGAAAACACTGAAAAAATTGCTAAAAGCAGTAAATGGTCATTGTTAGGAGGAACAATTGGTACAAGGATTATCAATGGTGCTGGATTAGCCATGACTGCTTGGGACGCTGGTAGTAGCATCGCTAAAGCAGTTAGCTCCGGTAAGGCGTCTGATAAATATAAAGCAACTGGTAAAACAGCTGGAACACTTATTGGGGGCGGCATTGGCGCAGCCCTCGGAAGTGTTATTCCAGGAGCAGGAACAGCTGCGGGAGCAATGTTAGGAGCAAGCATTGGTGGTGGTGTTGGTAGTACTAAAACTGCAAATACAATTGTTAAAAGAATTAGTGATGCGCTAAAAGGGAAGACCATTGAAGCTCCCAAGATTAAGACGGAGTCCACTAAGCACTCACTGAGTGATCTGGGTAAGGCGTATAGTTCCTATTATTCTAAAAAGCAGAAGCAAGATTTAAATGATGTGAACGTACTTCATAAAGCGGGTATGCTAACCGATGCGGAGTATAAAAAAGCAATTAGCTTCAATTAAAAAGAATGATAGTGAGACAAATCGTTTTGAAAAAATGTCAGCTTCTGATCGCAACGCTATTGCGAAGTATTATGCGCAGCAAAAAGCAAGTATTATTAGTAAATGGAATGCTAGCGAGAGAAAAACTAGTTCTAGCTGGGATGCTAAAATAGCATCTGACGAACGACGGTTTGGTGCCAACTCGATTATTGTTCAGAAAGACATTTCTAAAAAGAAAGCAGCTATTAAGGCTGAAGAAAACAAAAAGTCAGCCGCTCTTGATAAACTCCGGATTAAAAGTGCAACGGAAACTACTGCACAAGAAGCCCGTTTACACACAACTTTAACGGGAAAGATAAAGTCAGCTGCTAATAAGCAGAATGATATTTTTAGGAATCTTGCCAAGAGTAAAGGGAAAATCACCCGTGAACAAGCAAATGATGCTATTTCACAGTCGAATAAAGAGTACAAAAAGACAGTCTCACTGGCAGATAAAGAATACAAAGACCGTGTTTCTGCGGCTGAAAAGCAACACAATAAGGTTGTAAAAGCAGCTGAAAGACAAGCTAGTGAGGCTATTAGTCAAGCAAAGAGTCAGTATAGTAAAACAGTTAATGCAGCTAAAAATCAATACTCTGGGAACTCTAAATATGCCGAGAAACAACGTGCAGCTATTATTAATAAAGCTAAGGATCAAAAACAAAAGACGATTGACAACGCCTTAGAGCAGGAAAATAAAACTGAGCAACATGCGGACCGTCAATACAAGCACACTACTGATGACGCAGATAAGCAAAGATCACAAGTTATTAAACATGCTAAGAATCAAAACAGTTCGGTAGTTGATCAGGCCAAGTCACAGTCAAAAGGGGTTTTGGGGCATGCTGTTAAGCAAGCTAACGGCTCCATGAAGGCTGCTGACAAACAAGGTTCCGGTATCCATAGTATTTGGAAAAACATTACTAGTTTCTTTAGTAATTTAGTTAAAGGATTTGGTATTAAACCAATCAATGTTGGTGCTTATCCATCAGGTTATACTCCAGTAACGATGGGAGCTTATGCTTCCGGCGGTATTGTTGGCACTGCCAGAGCTTTAGTTGGTGAAGGTGGTGTCGAGGCTAAAATTGATAGAGACAATGGGAAAGTGTCATTTCTAGGTATGAATGGTGCTGAAGTGGTCAATGTTAAACCTGGCGATCAGATTCTTAATGCTAGTGATACTGCTAAGCTTTTCAATGGTGGACTAGGGCATACGCTTCCTGGCTATGCTAAAGGTACTATTGATATCGCATCGTTTTTAAAGAAAATTAAGAGCGGTGCTACTTCTATCTTCGACAGCGTTAGTGATAAAGCAATGGATGCATTGTCTAAGATAACCCACCCATTGAAAACTTTAAAGTCAATGGCTTTAAAGACATTTGATCCAACCAAAACTCCAGGAGTCGGTTCAATCGGTCACGATTTAGGAAAAGGGCTAGTTGACCATGCTTTAAAGGGATTTGCGAAAGCTATTTCTGATTTAGCTGACAACTTCGGTGGAGCTGGTGGCGGTGTAGGAAACCCTGCAGGTAGCTCGGTTTCACGATGGAAGCCATATGTTGTTCGGGCACTTAAAGCTAATGGTTTTGGTGCTACCGCTAGCCAAGTATCTGCTTGGATGCGTGTTATTGCACGTGAATCAAATGGTAATCCAAGAGCTATTAACTTGTGGGATTCTAACGCTAAAAAGGGTATTCCATCAATGGGCTTAGTTCAAACTATTCGGCCAACATTTGAAGCATATAAATTTTCAGGACATGGTCAGATTTATAATGGGTATGATGACTTATTAGCTGGGATTAATTATATGAAACATATATATGGTAAAGGCGACAGTGCATTCGCTAGGGTAAGTGGCCCTGAGGGATATGCAAATGGTGGTTTTGGAAACAAAGCGGGCGTTTACAAATTATTTGAAGGCAACCTGCCAGAAGCCATAGTTCCGATGGACTTATCTAAGCGATCACGGGCTTACCAAATTATGCAACAGATAATGGCTAAGTTCGGAGCTCAGGATGGCACTAATGTGATAAATACCGGTAATAACCAGATTGATTACGACGAAGCATTCAAACAGCGGGTTATAGCTTTACTAGATGCTTTGGTCACTGGCCAAGGAGATGTTAAAGCAGTTGTTGCCAACTCTGACGTGGTTAATGCGGTCAAGTCAAACACCAAGAAGACGTCACAATATAGTCAAATGATGGGGTATTAGTATTAATATCTCGAAGAGCCTTAGAAGGCTCTTTTTTACATATTTAAGATTAAACAAGGATGGTGACATAATTGTCTGTTTTGAACAAAAATGATTTTGAATATGCTGGCTTAAATAGCCACGATGATTTGCAAACTATTATGGGGTCAGTAACGCTGCCAAGTGCACCAGCCATGGCCGAACAAACGACTGACATACCGGCCATGTATGGTAATCAATTTAATGGCATGGACTACACTAGTCGGACAATCAGTATTCCGATAACTATTATCGCTCGTGGCAGTCAGGATAAATACAATCAGATTATGCATAATTTGAGCGGCTTATTGCTAAGCGATGATCAAAGTGATAATGGTAAGGAGTATCCTTTAGTCTTTGGCTTTGAACCCAAAGTGACTTATTGGGGCCATATTACTGCGATTAGCGACCCGCAGTTCATTAACCAGGGGGCTTGGGACGCTACACTAACCATTACTTTTGTGCAGTCGGACCCCCGGGCAACCCTGTCACAGGTTGAAACACCCTTAAAGAACGGACTAAATACAATTACTGTTGATGGTACCGCTAGAACAGAGCCAGTTATTCAGGTCATCCCTAAGCGGGATTTAAAGTACATTGGTTTTAGCTTGAATGGCGGCCAATTTGGTTTAGGGCCAGAATCGCCAACAGACCAAGCAACTGCTGTCCAACCATATACGAAGGTTGTTGATGATACCTTAGGTACGATGGCAATGTGGACGAACGATGCCAATGCCATTAGTAATATGAAAACTGGTGAAACATACACGTATCAAGGCCACAGTGAGATTAAGACTGCGACTAATGTAATGCGACCGGCTGTAACTAGCGCTGGGTATGACTTTGGTACAATTCCCGCAACCGGAGAAGACCGATGGTATGGCCCCGCATATCGTTATACTGGCATGACAAACTCACTGACTGACTGGCGAGTGCGAACGGGTATTCATCAATTCAAGTATAGTGGTACGCATAATGGTCGCGCGATGGGGCGTGTTGAAGTCTTACTATTAGACCCTAACGGTAATACTATTGGCCGCTTTGGTATGCGTGACATGGCCTACGGTGCTAAGCCTATGGCTAGGTTACAAATATGTGAACCCGGCTCAACCTTAGAGTATGGAGATCGATACACTGACCTGTATTATGGCTCTGGCCCATCTGGTTCATTTACCAACCAGCCAGACCAAAAGATTAAAATTAAGACTGGCACCACTACTAGAACAGTCACCAAGACAAGCAGAGGTAAAAATGGCAAGGTAACTAAGAAGACAGTTAAAGAGAATGTTGATACCTATACAACGGTAGTTAATAAAGAAGAAGATTCAGCGTTAGCTGGTGCATGGTTAATGCTTGATATTACTAAGCGTGGTCAAGTGTTCACGTGGAGCATTACTCAGTATTCAACTAAGACAGGCCAGCCATTTCTTGACCCCAATATCCATATGTTGGTTCATGGCACCTTTGTTGATACTCAAAATAAGTACCAATCTGCTTTAGGCGGGATTGGCTCCGTATTTCTGAAACACCCGATTAGTGAAGACACTTATAAAATACCTTATCGTAACCCGTTTATGTCAATGACTGACCTTCAAATATGGCAAGTCAATAAAGTTGACACAACAAAGCCAACTTATATTGCTGGCGCCGGTGAAGAAATTGTGATGGACTGTGAGACTGATACGGTTACTGTAAACGGCAAGCTAGTTTCACCAGTTTGGTCAACCGACTTTCCTAAGTTAAAACCGGGCGTTAATGGCTTGTCGATGATTGGTGACCTAGATGACGCTCAAATGACCCTGAAATATCTACCAAGAATACTATAACAATACTAAAGGCTTCCCAATTAAGGGCGGCCTTTTTACATAACTAAAATAAGGAGGTTAACAGATGGCTTTAAATAACCAGTATTTAATCCTAGATTCGAATTTAAAGCGGATTGGTACATTGACCGTTGATGGGGCTACTAAGTTTTCTAATGACAGCGTCAAGATTCAACTAGCTGATGCCGATACGACCAGTACAAGTTATGACGATGATGCCAATGTTGGAACCCAAGATAACTTTAATGGCACCATCAACCTAAATGCCCAGTCTAAGAAGTTCGATCATCAAGGTTCATTAGACGTGCTTCAAGGCCAGCCTGATTCAGATAAAGTAGTCGCTGGCAACAACCTAGCTTATTATGACGAGCTATCAGGTCATTGGTATGTCATGCGCATATACAGCGTGGAAGAAAGCAATACCACCGCTACTAAGCACGTTACAACGGCTAACTTTACCAATCTATGCTTATACACACTAGCTCATCATTACCCAGTGGCAATTACGGCTAGTGCTAGTTCGATTCAGACGGCTTTTAACCAGTGCTTTAACGCTACTGGCTGGGCGCTAGACTATCAGACTACTAATGTGATGACTCCATCGATTACCATTGATGGTAAAACAAAAGCTAGTACGTTAGTACAGACACTCATCCAGACCTATAACGTAGAGATCGACCCATATGTTGAGATTGATAGCCAAGGTAACATCACGAAAAAAGTGTGTGTCATTACTGACCAGCTTAATGCTGACGTGGTCTATAACGAGGCAGTATTTGGTAAGAATATGACTAGCTTAAAGAGAACAACGGTGTCAAACCCAATCACTAAGCTGATTGCTTATGGTGACAACGGCAATACAATGTCAGCAGTTAATGATGGCAAACCTTACATTGTTGATGATGAGGCTAATCAAAAATATAACCCTGACTGGCAATCTGGTTTGTACTATGAGGGGGTTGTTACAGCTAACTCAATTGAAGACCCAGCTGGTCTTAAGGCTTGGGCCGAAGAAATGTTGCAATTATATAATCACCCGCGGACGTATTATGAGGTTAATGTAACGTCTAAATTTAACCCGCCATTAGGTGCTACGATTAGGTTTAAAGATGAGTTAATCAAGCCAGCATTAGATGCCAGTGGCCGAGTCATTCAACGGACAATTAGTTTTGCTAACCCTTATGGCAATACAGTTGGCTTTGGTGAATATGTCACGGTACCAGTGGCAACACCAGCCTGGATGCAAGGCTATCAAAGTGCTATTAATAGCGCCATTGAAAAGGCAAGGGAGGACGCTAGCTCGGTTAAACCAGTGGCTTTAACTCCTGATGGTAACAACTTCACTGATACCACCCAGACTAAGCGGTTAATCTTACAGGCTTGGGAAGGCAATACTAATATTTCAGCCTATATTGATAACAAGGGATTTATTTGGCACCGCTATAATACTGACGGCACCCTTGATACTAGTTTCAATCAAACTGGCTATTTAGTACAAGCAGCATACAATTCCGTTGGCACACTGCACGGGACTATTGAGACTCGTTACATTCAAGATGAACCAGAGATTAAGTTACAAACTAGTGCTATTCGTAGTTTGGGTAGTTTTAGCCCAGACGACAGTACACTAGGAATAACTGAGGCGGCACAATATATGTGTCCTTTGAGCAACGGTCAGTATATAACTAGCCGGGCGATTAATCAAAGTACAACCGGAGATACCATGTTTGTCTTACATGACACTAATTTTAAGCCAATTAGCAAGATGATCGTTTCGCATGGCGGGCATGGCTCTAGCTTTTCAATCGAAGAGGTAAGTGGTGCTATTTACATTTGGTCCGCAACTAAGCCTAATTTAAATGTTAACGAATATGCAGTTAGTCGCATACCCTACCTTGCTAATGTGACCCTAGACAATGATGATAATCGCATTACGCGTTTTTGCACTGTCGACCGTTATATAAGAGTCAGCGTTGATTTCAAACATGGGTACGTACTGTGTGGCTACGTGAATGGTAAACATGATGTGCTACGACTCGATGAGGTTAAACAAGGTAATTATGATGTGCTATATAGTTTTGATGTTGCCAACTATGGGTTTGACGAGAACCAACAAACCTACCAATCACAAGGCATTGACTTTCCATATGTGTACTTTAACTCGGGTGATTACAACATGAAAGACCCCCGTATGGTGTACGCCGTTAATGTTGTTCATGGCGGGCAAGAATTTGCCTCTAACTATTTACTGGATATGAATTTAGGGTTAACCGATGATGTTATCGAGCCTGAAACATGCAACATTATCTATAGTCAGACTAACCAGCCGGAGCTATTGGTGACTTTCAATTGTCAATATCAAGGTGCTTCTTTAGAACGTGTCTTTGTAATACCAATTAAGGAACGTTTGCCAATGGCTACAATTAGCAATGATTAAGAAAGGAGGTTTATAAATGGCAGAATCTAATGCAACACAGGTCATCTTAACCGATGATGGCCTTAAAATTATCAAGGCTCAAAATACGGCTGATAATGCGGCTAGTCAGGCAGTAAATGCTAATAGTGCTGTTTTAATTGCACAGTCTATGGCCGATGCTGCTAAGTCAGCTGCTGATAGTACCTATGACTATGCTAACTCTGAGATGGCCGTAAATTCAATGGCTACCGCTAAGGCTCAAAGTACAGCTGATACTGCATTTAGTCAAGCTCAAACAGTTTTTAGTCAAGCAGATTCAGAGATTGCCGTACAATCAACAGCTACTGCTAAGGCTCAAAGTACAGCTGATAGTGCATTTAGCCAAGCGGTTACAGCAATAGATAATGGTCAAGCAACTAGTCAAGCAGTGACAGCCCTCAAAGATGGTTCAACTATGACTATTGCTGAATTACAAAATGGACTAGCTACAAAGGTTGCTAACTCAGACTATGCTAGTTACAAGGACCAGACAGCTAGTCAAATAGGACAGATGGTTACTAATGGTGCTTTCTCAGCATATCAAACAACTACTGCTGGATTGATAGCCCAAAAGGTAGCTACTAGTGACTTTTCAGCCTACCAAGCTACAACCGCTAAATCAATTGATAGCAAAGTTGAATCTAGTGATTTTAATACGTATAAGTCGCAGACTGCTAACTTAATTAATGACAAGGTTTCTAACTCAGAGTATGCGTCTGACAAAACGCAGACAGCTAGTGAAATAGCGGATAGGGTAAGCAATAGTACTTTCTCAACCTATCAAACGCAAACTGCTAGTCAGATTGCCAGCAAAGTTAATAATAGTGATTTCTCAACCTACAAAACACAGACAGCTAACTTGATTTCAGATAAGGTATCTACTAGCGACTTCTCAGCCTACCAAGCTACAACTGCTAAGTCGATTGATAGTAAGGTTGAATCTAGTGATTTCCAAACTTATCAAGAACAAACTGATAAATCGATTTCTAGTAAGGTTTCTAAATCCGATGCTAATAACGTCAATTTGATACCATATTCAGCTATGCCAGAAGCTGATAATTTACAATGGGCTGAGTCTGGAACGGGTGGAACGCTAAGCGCAACGACACATGCCTTCTATCACAGTGGTGCCGATTCCCTGTATGAGTTAAATACAGCTGGTTCTACCGAAGTCTTTGCTAAAAGCCCACGCTTTAAAATTAATGCTAACGCAACTTACACGTTCCAACTAAAAGGCTTTGCTAGTTCTAATGTAAGCAGTATGGACGTTTATGTTTTGGGCCGTCCCAATGGTAGTACTTCAGATTTCACAGTTGCCCAAGAAATAATTAAAGGGACAGTATTATCTAAGTCAGCATTAGATTATCGGACGGTTACCTTTACAACAGGGGCGATTGATGAAGCTTATCTGCGTATTGATAATAATGGTTCGACCAATGGGACAATTTCGATACTAGGTTTTACCGAATTAAAACTAGAGCCCGGTGACACTGCGACACCTTATGTGTATGGCGCTGAAGACACTATGATTGCTCAGATGGCAGACGATATCCTATTAAGGGTTACTAAGGGTGATTTAATTGACGAGATTAATCTTCAAGCTGGCAACACTTTAATTTCATCTAGCGGTCAACTGACGTTGTCTGGTAAAACTATCTACTTTGATACGGCTAACCCAGTAATTATTCCTAACGCGAATATTACTGATACATTAAACGGTAAAACGTTCCATGGTGGTGACATTATTAGTGACGCTAACAATACTAGTAATTTTTATCCATTCACCATTGAACCTACTGGCAAAGCTTCCACGACACTTTTTAACTCAATGGGCGCTCTAAGAACAGAGATGAGTGGTGGCGGACTAAGAACCATGTATCGCGCCATAAACTCTTCCGGAAGCCAATATGAAGCTTATGATGGCAATTTTAGTGGCGATATGATTTCTTTGAACTCTGGCTTTACTAATGGCAAGGATATGTCATTCTCACAATCCGTTTCTGGAAGCCAATTAACTGGTCAAGTTCTGATCAGTCCGTTGAATGGGCTGACGCTACACGGAGATACTCAACAAATCACCTTTAACGGTACTTCTGCTGATGTTACACCGAAGGGTATCATTATTACACCATATGGCAATATCAACCCTAATGGCACACAGAATATCTGGTATGTCGGTAATGGTCCAACTATGAAGACAGCCAGCTTTGGTATTGATGGCTCGGGTGCTAATAACATTCAATTTAATCGTTCTTTAGATATTGGCAACTTCAACATAAATACCTATCACACGATTACCAGTTCTGACAATGGTCCGATTCATTTTAACCGTGCCAATGGTAGCTCTGTTGATATATTCGCTGCTACGGTTAACTATACTAGCTTAGTTAAATCGTCCCTATTAAGCGTCAAGAAGGACGTTAAAAAGGCTGACACAGCTTATTGGGCGCAGCTAGTTAACTCAATTGATTTAGCCACTTATCAGTACAAAACAGACGATAATACCAGCCATATTAGGTTGTCTTCCATTGTCGATGACGTGAATGACACTAAGCAGTGGCAATTGCCAGACGTATTTATCAGCCGTGATGAAGACGGCAAGCTATGTGGGGTGGATGACAGTGTGTTATTGAACGCCACCCTAGCTACGGTACAGGAACAACAAAAGGAAATTGACCAATTAAATGGGCACAACATGGAATTGGAAGCTAGACTAAACAAATTGGAGGCCAAATTAAATGGATAAAATTTTAATCACGAATTATAAGCCAGATTACACGAACAATATTATGACAATTAGTGTTCAAATCAACACGCTGGGTATTAACGCACAAGTAAGTATTACCATGGATGACTTTAACACTGCCATTGCTGGAGGTGCTGGGGGAGCAGATAGGGTTAAATTGAAGGTGTTGAACACACTGATTGACAGTCTGACCGCTTTAAAGCCAGTTACCACAACCACGACAACTACCACACAGGAGGCTTAATATATGAATATTGATGCACATGCTTTGATTAACAAGCTGACAAGTAACTATGCCCAAGCGATTGCCCTTAAAGACCAGCAATTAGCGATGGCTCAAGTTCAAATTGACCAGCTTAATGCCAAGTTGGCCGAGAAGGAGGCGCCTAAAGATGTCGAAAACGCTTAGTTTTACTGATACTTCACCACAGACTGTTAAAATTGGTGATACCACCACTAGCTTTACGTTAATTTGTGGCAATGATAACGTGGCAACGGACTTAACTAATGCCACCTCAATCACTGTTAAATTAGGCAATGCTAGTGGCTATCTTAAATCGGCCACAGTTGACCCAGCTAGTTTAACAGACCCAACAACTGGCCAAGTTACCGTTAAATTTAACGCTGACTTGATGACTAGTTTAACCGCTGGTAGCTATGCCATTGAAGTATGGGTGGTTGATAGTACCGGGACGTCAATATACCCCAGTGATGGGTCAACCGGGTTTACCATTACCAATAACATTCAAAGTACCAATGGTAGCACGATTACCACGATTACTTTTGATGACTTTGTCAATAAATTTAATACTATTGCGGCTAATGCACTACCGGGAACAACTGACACTACTAACTTTCAGAAACGAAAAATTACGAACGATGATGGTAGTTTTAATTTAAGCATTCCCAATGCGGTTGGCGTTGATGTGACGGATAAATTACTTTCTTTACCAAGTGGTTTATACACCTGCTATATTCAGATCGGTGTAAAAAACAACCCTTGCAACGATTCAATGCGTGGCCTTGTCTTTAAATCTGCTGGCTACGGTGGCGGCATATTTGGTACAAATTCAACTGGCGGATATAGCTCCTACCAATTGTTTATAGAGGGGACATCATTAACATGGAAGAAGCTAGCCGCAACAGCGAACTAGATTAGGAGGTAGACAATTGAATAAGTACAAGTTAAAGGCACTCATCTTAATGATGGGCGCCATTTTTACGGCCTTTTTAATGGTCAATGTTACCAGTCAGGCTTCAACTAGTCGTGACCAAGGGGTTGACTGGTCTAAGTATAACGGTAATAGTGGGACATTCGGCTATAGTACCGATAAGTTCGTGCTATCACAGGCTGGTGGCTTCTATGGTGGGACTAATATCCCTCAGACCACGTATAACAGCCAAGTTAAATCAGCTCAACAGGCTGGTAAACGGGTACACACCTATTTGTGGGACGGTGTTGGTGGCAATATGACCAATGCCAAGGCTATGATGGCCTATTACTTGCCACGTGTTAAGACGCCCAAGGGCAGCATTGTAGCGCTAGATTATGAGGACGGTGCTTCTAATAGTGTGACAGCCAACACTAATGTCATTCTAGCTCAAATGGCTCTCATTAAAGCGGCTGGCTATACACCGATGCTGTACTCCGGCAAAGCTTACCTCAATGCTCATGTTAATGTGGCTGCTATTGTTAAAGCCTATGGTAGCTGTCTATGGCTATCCGAGTATCCGGACTATCTGGTGAGAACTAAGCCGGATTATAACTGGTTCCCTAGCATGGACGGCGTGGCTATCTTCCAATTCACTAGCATGTATAAAGCTGGCGGATTAGATGGCAATGTCGATTTAACAGGGATCACTAAATCAGGCTACACGACTGCTAGCAAGAAACAAGCTCAAGCCAACGTTAAGCAGGCTCAGGCAGCTAAGAAGGCCACCTTTAAGGTCGTTAAATATGACCAGCGAGGGGTGTTCTATCCTAACCGGACACTAGCTGTTCGCTACACGGATTCAGATAAGGTAAGCCAAGTAGCTACCTATTGCAAGGGTGAGAGCGTAACTTACAATGCCGTCATTATTGAACACGATTATGTATGGGCACGCTACACCCGTTCAAATGGCCTATACGGCTTTATCAAGTTAGGCGTCACTAATGGTCATGACTACGGGAAGCGAGTTACTGGTCAGCTGGTTAGTCATACGTATTACACAGTCAAGTCTGGCGACAGCTGGTGGGCAATCGCACAACGCAACGGTCTGAGCATGACTACATTAGCTAGCCAGAATGGAAAGTCAATTTATACTACTATCTATCCTGGCCAGCGATTGGTGGTGCGGTAATGGCACAATACGACGATACAACCAAGTTATTAATGGATATTCAAAAGGATGTGGCCGCCACCAAAACAAAAGTTGAGAACATCGAAGAAAAATTGAATCAAGTTGACGATATTGGCGACAAAGCGGACAAGGCACTGGCCAAGTCCATCGAAGCTAGCCATCAAATTGACCGTGTGACAACCATTCAAAATTGGTTGATCGGTGTCTTGGTTAGTGGCGTGCTCGTCACGTTAGTTATTTACATCGCAGAAAAGTTCCTTTAGGAGGGAAAAACAATGACAAAATTTTTAAATGTAATTCAGGCAACACTCAAAGCTAACTACAAGAAGCCTGCTTATTGGGCCCAGATTATCGGGTCCGTGTTGATTATTGGCTTAGCTGTCGCAACGGTCTTCTTTGGTGTCAAGATTGACGCTAATGCAGTTGTATTAGTGATTACCGCCGTGGGGGCAATCCTAGCCTTTGTCGGGGTAATTACGGATAATTCTATTTTGGAAGATACCGGCAACACGATCAAGACCAAGTCGAGCACGTTAGCTTATACGGAACAAACGGTCGTGGAAGCTTTGGCGGAAGCTCAAGCTAAGATTGAAGCAGCTAACTCAGCAGCGGCTAGTCAAGCCGAAGCCCAAGCATCACAGGCAGTAGTGGCGGCTTACAGTCAAGCAGCTAGTGCGGCGGCAGTTGGTGACACGGCCACGGCTAGTTCAGCAGCCACTTTAGCGTCATCGCTAGCGGCTAATTTGGATACCAATGCGCAACCAAATGCCGAAACGACGTCAGAATCCGCCTCACAAGCAAGCTAAAAGTAGTATAATAATCGTGAACTGTTCTAGTCCCCCATGCTTCGGTGTGGGGGATCCTTTTATTAACAGAAACATACAAAAAGAACCAGCCAAGGCTGGTTCAAGGTTTAAATAAATAAAATGGGTGTTCTGCTCCCTAGGAATTAAGAAGGGAACAATAATGATTATACCTCAAAGTGGATAAATATCACAAGGAGTTATTAATATGTTTGTATAGACTACTTTCGGTATTGTAATATAAACTGACAAGCGTTATTATGTCCTTTGTCCTGTTATTAGTATCATGGCTTTCGAATTCCTCCAAGATTGTCAGCTAATGATGCCAGAGGTGATGAGGATAATCTTCTGCTTTGATGGGCGGAAGATTTTTTTATATTACTTACCCGTGTATTTGGTTAGTGCGATTTTAGTTTTAGCATAATTAGTTGTCAATATAGCTAATGAGACAACTACTAGGGTTTACAGAGTAGTAAGCAATAAGTATAATAATATCTGTCTCTAGATGATAGTTATAACTTGATTAATTCCCCTGCGCTTCGGCGTGGGGGATTTTTTATGTATTACCCGCCTAGGTGTAAGTGTGCTTTTTTGATTGATCCTAAAACCCTTATGGAATAAGGTGTCAAGGCACGTTTAAATATTTTTGGTGCACTTTTAAGTGCAAAAAATCAGCATAATTTAGTATTTTTTAGCAAGAGTGCACCAAAAAGTGCACCATTATATCTATTTATACAGCTTTAAAGCGATTATGAAAAACAAAAAACGCCGTCAACTCAACGATTGACGACGCTCAAAGTTGGTACAGATAATCAATTTAAGGAGAGTACAGGATTTGAACCTGCGCGCCGGTATTAGCCGGTTCGCCGGATTTCGAGTCCGGTGCATTACCACTCTGCCAACTCTCCAT